CGCATATTACACATTCTTATGTGTAATATGCGTTTATTTGAAAATTGTTTATGATGATTTGCTCGTCTTGAATCTTGCGATAACTAAATGTTTGGGCAATTCTCTCAAGTAGAGCCCCTTACATCAAGTGTTAAAAGATTGCTTGACGGTATTATCTATCTTTCAATTTTATGTTTCGATTGATATTAGTAAACTATTTTGCAATGGGTCTAGTTCATGACCCTTATAAATAAATTGAACAGTCCAGGCTTATCTCTATGCCTGGAATATCAAATAAATTGAGAACCCTTCTATATGTATTATATGTATTATTCAAAGACTTAAAAAATGTTTGTTTTATGCGTTTAATGTCAAATCTGTGGACAAAAAGAAAATAAAAAATTTTATATATTTGTATACAAAAATCCACACCCCTTATCACGGATTTTGATGATCAATTTCGTCTCCAATTGGAGATATTACTAACTAGATTACGATAATCTAGCTCTTGTATAAAAATGTAGGTACTAACTAAGGTATTAAACTACTGGCTTCTGAACCTGATGACATTGTGTCACTGTTTAAGTAAGAAGAGCTGTTAAAACCCTTTCCCTACATTCACGAATTTATGATCCCCCTTTCGGGTATGAAATCATTATTTTAAGATAACATTCGAGTCCGGTAAATAAATATAGTCCCGACTCCTCTGGTGTATGGCATACACCTGCAGTATATGCATTAAATAACACCCAAAGCTTCAGTTACAACCTATTCATTTTCCGTTTTAAAATGAATTTCCAAACCGTTATTGATCAAGTTGTTTCTCAAGATGTGTATGAGCTCACAAATGAGCAAACCAATGTGCAATCCGGCCCTACCGGTATGTTTTCACATTTGGTGGATGCAGCAATTACGAAAATTGCTGCTTTCCGTGGAATCAAGGATGAAGAAACCCAAAAAATCATTGATATTATTTTCAATGTGATTGAGGCGATCCCCTTGGCTCTACAAGATCTGGCCAGTGCAACTAGTACTGTGCAGATAGTTGGAGCGCTTATGCGCGCATTCAAAATGTTCTCCAGAAGGAACATTGTAGATGCATTATCAGGATCCAGTATGTGGATCTACGATGCTTTGAAAAGCATCACAAATGAAATTACATCTGAGGAAGTTGATACCACCCAAGTTCAGGGTGGTTTTGAATTTTCTTGGGTAGTCTCCAGCGCTAAGACTGTGCTGGGACAATACAAAGGTGTTAAGAATTGTGCTCTTGTGGCAAAAATGCAAAAATTATTGCATTACTTCTTATCCTTTGGCTTGTTTGAATCTTTTGGCTTGAATTTTGAGAAATTGAATTACTCAACTTTCGAAGCCAAGAAGATTAGGCAAGAACATTCTTCAATTGAGGGCTTCATGTTTTCACTGCTTGAATCCATTGTATGGGTTTTAGAGCGTGGTATGCAGGCTGTTAAATTAGGCTCTTTTATGCCTTTCCTGCACACCAGTGAAAATTATGCTCGTTGGGCTGATGAAGCCATGCGAGTGTGTGAAGATCACTTGAAGTTGATGGGAGCATCTTCGCTGATGTGTCCCATTGCTGATCAACACTCTCCTGCCGAGAAGTTGGCTTGTGTTGAGTGTCAGAAATTTGACGGTCTAGATGAGCATAGATTTGCTGCTCGATTGTCAAAGGTTCTCAGCGATGGTGCTGCTATTGAGCAGTATGCAACTGGAGCTCGAGAAAAAGAACCTGTGAAGAAAATGATGCGAGAATTACGCCTTGTCGAGGCACGTTTCTTGTCGAAAGAGCGAGCTCAGCGAGATCGCTTACCTCCCTTCACTTTGTTGGTGCATGGTCCCACGTGTGTGGCCAAAACAATGTTCATGAACATTTGTTTCCAACAATATGCTAAAGTTCACAATAAGCCTATGGGCGAACAATATATGTGGACTCGCAATTCTTTGGACAAATTTTATTCTGGATACAATGCTACCAAGTGGTGCATTCGTCTGGATGATATTGCACAGTATAAAGCTACTGGTGGATCTGTGGATCCAACTTTGGCTGATGTTATTATGCTTTGCAATGGAGTCACTCTTATTGCCCCAATGGCTGCTGTTGAGGACAAGGGCGTCATTCCCGTACGCCCTGAGCTTGTTTTGGCATCTACGAATGTTTCTGATTTGAATGCTTCGAGTTATTTTGCCTGTCCTGCTGCAGTACGCCGTCGATTTCCATTTGTGGTTTCACTGTCTCTGAAG